GAGTAGTCATGCTGCCGGAAACTCCAAGTGCATCTGCGGCTTTGCCTGCCGCCTTAGCTGCATACATGTTTGGCAGACTTGTACTGCCACCGCCGGCCGTTGCAGAACGGTTGACACCCTTCACAATGTCCTGAGCGCGTAGTGCGTCGAGAACGGCGTTGAGGCGCATATTTGCTTCGTTAGAAAGCAATATGTTTTTTGTTGGCCCGCGCGTCGAATCAATCGCAGAACCGAGGTTGAATTGCGTTATTAAAGGAACATCGCCACGGGTATCTGCTGCCGTCTTACGAACTCGGCCAGTGTTATCCCAATACGCTTCCCGAACTTTGCCGGCAGCTTGCGCCGCTCTCACGGCATCGCTGTCAACCTTGTATCCACTAACAACCTGCTGCCACCGATTTCCGGTTGCATTGTTCAGGATGTTGTCGACATCCCTCAAGACGCTCATCGTCGCCGGCGATTCTCGTGGCGCTGCCTGATACGCATTGGTCGGAATATGAGGCGCCTTACTGCTTAATTCCGCACGAATTGTGGCAAGGTGCTGCGGTGTAAAGTCTGGTCCGAGTCGATCAACCTCCTCGGAGATTTTTTCCAACATTGCTCTGACCGCCGGTTTTGATGCTTCCGGTGTAACCATTGCCAAGTCAAGATTTTGGCGAAACGCTGGCAGGTCACGCGACCAGGCGGCATCGTTAATAGTTCCAAACGCCTGATCCGCGCGCGTCGCACGATTAGAACTTCGCAAAGCGCGACGGACTCCAACCTCATCCGCACTGGATGTTGCCCTCCGAACCTCGTCAGCAACAGCACGCGCCTGGTTTTGATCAAAGTCGTACCAGTTCGCGCCATTGCGAACCCGGTTGCCAGCCTCCAACCTTGCCAATTGCTGATCTCCAAGTTGAGCAGCAGTCGAAAGCGGAATGTTTGCTGCCCCAGGTCTAGGTTGCTGCCCACGTCGGAGACGATCAATTGCCTGTGTAAGAACAACTTGTTGATCTAGCCCGTCAGGCGTAATTGCCTCGGCAACTTGATCAGCGGCCTTGCGTTGGCCGCCAGACCTTGTCACGGCGTTGAATACTGGTCTTATGGCAGACATCGCGAGCGGCAAAGCCCCGCTGGCGCCGCCACCAAGCACCATATTCATCCCGCGGCTTTCGCCTGGCGCTGTTGGTTCAAGCGCAGACATTCCAGCGCCAACAGAGACATTTGAAAGTAGACCAGGAAGACCAGCCAACCGCGTGGCAGGAACTAGCATTGACGGAGCGGTCTTTCCATAAAGCTGAGCAGTGCCACCAAGCGTGGGCATGTCAAACCCGAACACTGGACTCTTATCAGGCAGGATGCCGAGGTTTGTGCTTTCTGCAAGCGCCTTATCAACCTCGCGCTTGTCAGCAACCTCACGCTCCAACTCTTTAGCGCGTTCAGGATCACGATTAAGAATTTGACGAACAGCAAGCGGGATATCTGCAAATCCTGCGCCCATGCTCTTGAACAGGCGCTCTGGCATGCTCATATCAGCATTGGTTTGCTTTTCAAGCTCGACGCCCCAATTAATTTTCCCATCACGAACAGACATTCCAGCGGCCTTCGCGCGCGCCGCCGTATCGTCAGGCACAGAGCGGCCAAGGCGCCGCATCAATTCGCTTTGCGTGATGCCTTCAGGTACATTTGTGACGACGGTCCCGTCAGGAAGTCGGACATCCATGATTGGCCTTTATTTGGGCAAAGAGTTGAAATCGACTGTATTACTGCCCCTGTAACGGGGGTCACTGATGACGCTTTCAACATCAAAGCCGCGTTTCTTTGCGATGCTTGAATAGTTGTTGGCGATGCCCTGAATTTTTTGCGTTGCCGCTTGTTGATACAACTTTGCAAGTCCGTTGATCTGTTGAATGGTGGCTACGTTTAATGGCTCACCTTTCATAATTCGGTCAGCTAGATTCCTTGCCCGCCCTTCAAGACCTTGGGCCTTAACTACACGATCAAATTCACCCTCACGAACAACAGAACCAGGGTCAAGGAATTTATTCAGCAAGATCACTAACGACTGCTGCGTAATCGCGTCAGGCTTTTGGCCTTCCGGCGTTGCATTCATAATCGTTGTAATTTTTCCAGTTGCAGCCAACTCCTCGCGAAGATCTTTGGTCACCAGATCAAAATCTTTGCGCAGGTTGTCTTCACCTCTCCATGTTTTCGATGAATCATTCGCGCGGCTTTCAGCGTTTTGCCGTTGAATTCTGTTTGAGTCTTCACGCAAAGCTAGCATTGCTTGCTGATACTGCCGATTCCAACTTTCTCGCTCTTGCGCCGTCTCAGCAGTCACCGCCATCTGCTCATAGTGCCGCGCCAGTTGCAGCAGCATGTTCGCCTTCTTGTCCTGCTCGGCAAACGGATCTTTGAGGAACCTGCCTTCTGCCGTGAGGATGCCGCCAGACAGCTTCATCGGATCTTGCGCTGCCGCGGCTTTCTTCAAAAAATGCGCCTGCATCGGGGCAAAACCTTCGCCGGCAAACTGGGCAGCCAGCGCGTTCATCATCGCCGCATTGCCCATTTCGCCACGCTGGCGGGCATACTCTTGAAGCGCAGACGTGTCCGGTTCCTGATTGACCAGCGCCATCCCGCGGGCAAACAAGTCGCCGCCGCGGCCACTTAATGACTCAACCGTTCTCGGCAAAGCACGCTGAACCGCCGCTTGTGGGGCGGCAGCAGGCGCTTGCTGTGGAACCTGTTGAACACCGCCGCCGCGACCGAGCAAACGAAGAATCTCTTGCTCATTGTCAAAAGATTCTTCGGTTGCGTATGGCTGCAAGTTCAACCGCGGATCAGGAACCGGGTACACGGTTGCCATCAGTATTCTCCAAAGTCCATTGCAGGCTCGTATGCGGTGCCATAACCAGGCTGCCTGCGACGACGCATATCAACCAGGTCACGGTATTGACGCTCACGCATTTCGCGACTGCGCTGGTTGATGTCTGCCTGACCCTGGTTAGCCATGTAGGTCTGCGCCATTGGATTGACCAACGCGCCAATGCCAGGACCGACATAGTGTTTGCCAATCATCTGGCCCTGTACCGGAGTCCCAGCTTTGTTGCGCAGCGCATCCACTAACGCCTGACGCTGCCGAATCTCATCACGGTCTGAGTTCATCAGACCCTGCTGAAGCATGAATTCATAGAGCATTGCGTCGTCCATCACAGACCTCCGTAATCGACCATTAAGTAGCCGTTTGAGTGGCGCTTAACCAGATCAGGCCGAACCTTCTGAACCTCTTGTGCAATCACACCGCGTTGCGTGATTCCCAATACTGTGAAGTCGTAAACGCCGACGCCAATCGGGTGCTCCCCGACCTTGGTGATGTTCGACTTCAGGCGGCGGTCAGAAAACATGAACGCCGACCCCAACTGCCCAACCGTCCCAAGCAGGTTGCCCATCTGAGCGTTCTGAGCATTCACGGCGCCCAGTTGCGCGTCATAGCCCATCTGCGTTGCGCCAAGGATGTTTGGCGTCTCAGACCGACCAGACTGCACAAACGACGGCATTTGCGGCATCTGAACCTGCTGGCCGCTCAATAGCGCATTCATCTCGTTGAGCGACATGCCACGGCGCTGCGCCTCTTCAGCGATTGCCTGTTGGCGCAACTGATTCTGGTAGTTGGCGTATTACTGGTTGAGCGACTGCTGCTGCGACAAGGCAGCGTTTTGTGCTGCCATGCGAGCCTGATCGAGCGATGCCGCCTGACCAAGCGCCTGATTCTGAAACTGCGCAGCCTGCATGTTCCGGTTGTATCCGGCGTTCGCGGTGCCCATCTGCATGTTGTACAGACGCTGCGCCTCATTGCCGGACGCATCCAGCGCGTTGTACCGCTCCAACCCCTGGCGCTGGCTGAGTTCAGTCAGCGCGCGGTTATACGCCTCAGACCCTTGGTGGAATCCCTGGTTTGCAAGTTTTGCTTCAAGTTGACGCTGCTGGTAGTCATGCACCGGCTGCGTTTTTTCCATCAACTGCGTCGCGACCGTGTCCCGGTAACTTGAGTCAAACTGAGGCAGTGCATCGCCAAAGTTGTAGCTGGTAGTCAGACCAGGCGTGTAGTCTGCAAGACCAGTGTTTAACTGTGACGCCCCACTCAGTTCTGCCATCTGCGGCAGGCCAGCGTAGTCAAACGGCTGCGAGTACGCGTCAGCCACCGTGTCCATAAAACCGGACGCAAGCTCGCTGCGGCCAAGTTGTGTAGACACTTGCGCATCAAGTGCGCTTTGAAGGCCAGGCGCAAGCGTGGTGTTTTGCGTCCACTGCGTGACGTCTTGCCCGGTCGCCGGATCGGTGATCGCCTTGGTGCCCCAAGTCTGCGAACCGAACGGCGTATTCACGACCGGCCGGTTTGCATAGTTCTGCATGTTTAAGCCCTCTTTCGATAGCTCTCCTTGCAGTTGTGCAGCACCGACGTAGTCAGGCGTAGCTGGTGCTGATCCTTTGCCCATGCTCCTGCTCCTTGATCCACCGACAGGCGTCGGCCTTCATTTCAAATAAAACACAGTCGACCGTTTTGGCGACCTCTTCAAATCCCAACTTGCCAACCAAGCGCAGGCACTCAAGGTTTCCCTTGTCAATCTGCGCGTACACCGCTTCCTTGCCACAGCGCACAAACGGGTACTCAAACGCGGCCCTCAACAACGACCGAGTCATGCTGTGCGACGTGTCAAACGCGACATGCATCCAAGCACTCTTGTCCTGCCAACCGTTAAACCCAACCCCGGCAGCAATCGTCTTGTCATCACGCATCAATCCAATCACGCGCAAGTCCGAACTCCAAGGGAGTTTGTTTTGCGCGTGCATCCAGCGCCAAATGATTGGCGGCTGGCCGGGTTGATCGGTGACAAGTTTCATGGCGGAGTAATCACCCCAGTCGTCGGCTCATTGGCTTGAGTCGTCTTAGGCGCTACCGCTTGAGATTCTTGCCCTGGGTAATAGCCAAGCACCGTCACAACAGAGTCGTAAAACGCCTTCTGGAAGTCTTCCGGAGAAACTCCGCTATCAAGAAGTCCTGTCCAGTAGTCGTACCCTTCTTTATCAATCGTGCTTGCAGTAGAACCAATTCCAGCGCGCCCAATGTCGGCATACGCCTCGCGCACTAGCTGGTCATTGGTTAGCCCACCGAGGTAGTCGCTGACGTACTGAGAAACAGCAGCATCAGGATTCTGATCCAGCACGGTGTTTACGCTGTTGCTGAACGTCTGCTCAAACTCGGCCGGCGTCAGGTTTCCCTGATTTAATTCATTAGTCCAATACTTCCACCCCTCTTGGTCAATCTGAGCTGGGTCACCAGTTGTGTCAGTGCCTGGCCCAGTGCGTCCAATTCGCTCATACGCGGCCCTTACCAGGTCTTCGTTGGATTGCGAACCGAGATAGTCGTTGACGTTCTCGACAACGAAAGGCAGGTAATCCTCAACCGTTGTCTCAATTTTTGGCGGGTTGTTGATGAGTGTCGACTGCTTAGTGGTTGGAGTCGTGGTCTTTGACCCTGGCGTCGCAGCAGCACCATACGATCCAATGACGTCTGGGTTGTTCAACCGGCCACTGCCAAACTCGGAAAAATCTGGCGCATCAAAATTGGATTTGTTCTCAAGAAGATTTACAGTTGGCGTCATCGGGGCCGCTGGTGACGCGCCACGCAATGACTGAATCAAGCTCGACTGATACGGGCCAGATCCATAGCCAGGAAGGTCAGCACCCGCGCGATATGACGATACGAATTTTGAGACGTCAGAACCTGGGTCTTGCGCCAGCACCGTATTGACGCTGTTGTCGAACGCAGTCTGAAAACCGTCAGGCGGCAACGCACCGCTATCGAGTTCACCCAGCCAGTAGTTGAATCCTTCTTGATCAATCTGATTTGGTGCTGCACCAAAGCCAGTCCGCCCAATCCCTTGATATGCGGAGTTGACCAGGTTGTAGTTTGAACTGTTGACCGCCATCACATCACCCCACCTAATTCAGTCATCATGTGTGCGGACGTGAACACCGTTGCCGGCAAGCCGCGAACCTTCATCCGCAGCGACCCGTAGTACCCAAGGCCAGCCGTTCCGTACCAAGCCTGGTAGGTGTTCTGTCCGACCCACTGCGCGGTGTTCCAATAGCCGGCATCCCAAACGCCGTTGTCTTCATCAAAGAAGAACGGCGAACCGCCTACGGTCGTGAACTGGTACTGCGTGTTCACCACAACCTTGACGGCAGGCGATGCGGTCGCAATAAAGATCGGGCGCACCATGCCGAACTTCTTTAACTGTGCCGGCGTTCCAAAGTTTTGAAACGACGTTTGAATCTCGCCCTCGGGATACACACCGCCGGCGCCGACACTGTCAACGCCGTCGCGATCTCCGTATAGACCCAAACAGGTCAGGCCATCAGCAGTGCCGAAATGCAGCTGGCCTCCGATCACAGTCGCGCTGCGCATCGGCATCCCAACGAACTGACACCAGGCGCCCGTGGTCACATTCATCGCGAACTGCCGGTAGGTGCCGGCATCAGCCGGCAACTTCACGACCAAGACATCGCTCGTGGGAACCACAAACACAGCAAAGAACTTTTCGTTACGCAGCCGGCGCACTAACGGCGCAAAGACCGACTGAATCTTTGCCGCAGGGCCGCCAGACTGCACATCCTGCGAATATTGGCCGGTGATCAATTTGGACATCGGCACCAGGCCAAGCTCGCTGACGATCATCACGTCACCGCCAAACGGCGTGAAATACACGCCATGCTTGGGCACTGGACCGACGTACCAGACACCCTTCAGCCCGAACGTGCTGACGCTGGTAGGGTCAGTACCCTGCCACACGCCGACATCGCCCTCTGTGCCGACAACCACCAGAAAGTCGTCAATGCCAAAGCCGGCATCAACAGTCCAGTTGATCAGCGAAGAAACGTATCCGCCGCTGCGCAGCGTTGACCCCATCGGGAACGAAGTCGCAACGCCGGCAATGGCATCGACGTTATCGAGGTAGTAGACGTTTTGGTCTGCCTCCGCGGTGAACCACAACCGCTGCTTCCACACAGCAACAGTCCGAACATTGGTCGGCAGGCCGGTACACGATGCCGTGCGATCTACCCAGCCATTCGTTGTGTCATACGTCCAATACCCAGCACCGGGCGAGACAGCTAACAGGAACGTGTCTGCCGGCGTGGAAAACTGGGTTGTCCACCACTCATCTTCATCACTGCCGGTCCCGCTTACCGCGAGCACTGGCGCGCCCCCAGCAGTAACATCGTAGATGTTGCCGGCGGTTGCCATGAAGACTTTGTTGTTCGCAGGGTTTGGCGCCGTAAAGCCAAACATCGACTCCACCGACTGCGCAGCGCCACCGACAGTGACCGCGTCAGACTGCGCCTTGTACCCGCGGCGCAACTCGCACCCCTGCTGTTTGGGGATCATGTTGGTCAGCACCAGCGCATCAATCGGCGACATCGCACTGATCGGGTCGCGGTAGTTCAAACCACCCACAGGCGCAGGAATTACGCCAAGCTGCGCGACCTGTGCGGCCGCAGCGTTCCTGGGCGTCTTGAACGGTTTGAGCGCGACCAGTGGCACGTTATGCCCCCATGCCAGTGTCAGGCGTATTGATCAGCGGCTGGATGTACGGGAAGCGGAAGTCGCGCGCCATTGAAAGAACTGGCGCGCCCTTCTCAGCACTGCGGCGATTCTCGAACGCGATCTGGAAGTCGCGCATGGCTGCGCTCGAGTCCAGACCCTTCATCTCTAACCATTTGACGCGGGTGTAGAGCGTGATCAGCGTCGCATCCAGCAGCGACACGTCACCGTTTTTGGTAATCCGATTCTTGTAGAGCGTCGAGTCATCCTGGTCACGGACCCACGCCTGCGACAAATAAAACACGTTCATCGTCTGCGGCGCACTGGGCGGCGCAAGGACGTATATCTTGTTGTCGCGAACTTGCCAGTAGAACGACAGTGTCGGCAGCGTCGTGCGGATCAGTAACTGCTGCCACATCTGCGGAGACACCGGACCCAATGACGGGAACTGCGTCGTCGCATTCCAGTTGGTCTGATCAATCCACTTGAACAGATCCTCGGGAAGATTAAACGCCTTCTCAAGTTGGCCGCTGGTGTCTTGCTGAATCGGGATCTGATAATTGCGGATCAACTCCTGCCAATCGTACATCGTCAGCAGTTCAATGCCGGCCATGTTGGCCGCTTGCACGAACTGCTGCACTGCTGGGTCAGGATCGCCCGCAGGGTCTGACGGAACGGGGAAGGCCACCATTGAGGCCACGTTCTGAACGATGGCACTTAACGTGGACTCATTGATGATTTGAAAGGCCATCCCCGCAACCTCACTCAGTCAACGTCAGCGGTCGCCGCAGACTTCTTAGATAACTTGCCCAGTTGCTGCTGCATCGCGTCAATGCGGCTCGTCAATGCCTCAATCGTGGCATCACGCTCCTGCAACGCGACGTTCATCTTTTCAAGCGGCGCGTTGTTGTTGGCAAGCTCCACGAACGCCTTAGCACGCGCCTTATCACCCTGAAAGCCCATGAACTTCTGCCCCAGGTTGTCAGCCGCGTCAGCCAACTGCTCAATGGTCGTGATTTTGAAGAATCGGTATTCCTCGACCTTGGCAGGCGTCATGCCGGCCATCGCAGTCAGCGGCGTGCCGCTTACTGCCTCTTCTTGACCGGCCTTCCACTTGCTGTACCGATCAGCAAAACGCTCGGCGTCCATTGCAGACACGGGGCGCTCAATCACGCTCGACTTGTCGCCAGGCGTGTGAATGCGAACGTAGTCCACTTCGTCGTAGATCGCGCGGCCGGCATCACGGGACTTGGCCTCATGCTGCACCGCCTTGCGATAAAACTCGACGTACAGACGGTTATCCATCGAATACCGAGACTCATCCGGCCGCGGCATCGGGATCTCAGGAAAAACGGTAGGTGTCGTGGGTTGCATGGATTTTTCCTTTTATTGGTTAAACGCCGAC